TTAATAAAGATGTCGATGGTAATTTAAATTTACAAAAAGAAGATGTTGCGAGACCAGCTGATGATACGAGCGGCTTGACTGAGGCAGACCTAAATGAATTTTATAAAGAGCAGATTAGAAGATTTGTAAGTGGTGGGGGTTATCGACAAAAGGATGTTGTGTTTACAAGAGAAATAGCTCCTGGTCAATATCAAGATTTCTATGTTTATGCTGATGATGATAAAGTAGATTTTTTACCTCTAGAAGAGGGTGAGTCTATTAAAGATGCATTAATTGTTATTGAAGAATTTAATCCATCAGCAGTAGACATGTTTGTTTTAACTTTACCAGAAACTAATAAACAAGCTCCGATGTACCTGTTTAAGAAAAAGAAAGGTGGCATTATGGGAGATGATAGGTTAGTTTCAATTACAGATATATATGGTGATTACTAATGGCAGAAAAATTTGATAGCACTGCAGATGTGCCTTATTTAGCACGTGATGCAAAAACAGTTGGCCCTGGTGGCGGAGAAGATTTACAAGCAGAAGATGTAGGCACTACCGTTGACCTTGAACAAACTGATGAGGCACCTGATGTTGAAATCATGGAAGATGGCGGTGCAACCATTGGCGAAGAAGAGCAGCCTCCTGTATCTTTTTTAACAAATCTAGCAGAAGTATTAGACGAAGGTTACTTACAAACTTTGTCTAACGATCTAGTAGAAAAATTTGAAAATGATAAAACCTCAAGAGAAGAATGGGAACAAGGTTACACTAAAGGTTTAGACCTTTTAGGTTTTAAATATGAAGAGCGCACAAGACCTTTTAGAGGTGCGTCTAGTGTCAACCACCCTATGTTAGCTCAGGCTGTTACACAGTTTCAGGCTATGGCTTACGTTGAGCTTTTACCAAGTGATGGACCTGTACGAACACAAGTAGTTGGTGCAAACTCAGAACAATTACAACAAGCAGCAGAGCGTGTAAAAGATTACATGAACTATGAAATCACTCATGTTATGGAAGACTACAATCCTGAGATGGACACTCTTTTGTTTCAATTACCACTATCAGGTAGTGCCTTTAAAAAAATATATTTTGACGAGGTGCAAGGTAGAGCGACATCAAAGTTCTTACCTGCAGAAGATGTCATAGTGCCTTATGGAGCATCTGACTTAGATAGCTGTGATCGCATAACACAAATAGTAAAATTATCTTTTAATGATTTAAGAAAAAAACAAATATCCGGTTTTTACAGAGATATAGATTTAGATGCGTATGAAGGCTACGAAGCTTCTGACATACAAGAAAAGAAAAATCAAATAGACGGAGAACGCCCAAATGACTACACCTCCGACGATATGACAGAGCTTTTAGAGATGCATATTGATTTAGATTTAGAGGGCTATGAAGACATTAATCCAAAAGACAATGAGCCATCAGGCATTAGACTACCCTACATAGTTACCCTTGATAGAGGTTCAAATAAAATTTTATCTATTTATAGAAACTACAATGAGAACGACCCTCTCAGAAAAAAGAACGAATACTATGTTCATTACAAGTTCTTACCGGGTTTAGGGTTTTATGGCTTTGGTTTAGTGCACATGATCGGTGGTTTAACCAGAACTGCTACTACTGCATTAAGACAACTGCTTGATGCTGGAACATTATCGAACCTACCTGCTGGTTTTAAATCACGAGGACTTAGAATTCGTGATGATGATCAACCTTTACAACCAGGTGAGTTTAGAGACGTTGATGCACCTAATGGTGTAATCAGAGAAGCTCTTATGCCATTACCTTATAAGGGACCAGATCAGACATTATTTGCTTTACTTGGTTTTTGTGTAGATGCCGGTAAACAATTTGCTGCAGTTGCAGACATGCAACTATCAGAAATAGGTAGTTCACAAACTCCTGTTGGCACAACTATGGCTCTAATGGAGCGTGGTACAAAAGTTATGTCTGCTGTACATAAAAGATTACACTACGCACAGAAAAAAGAATTTAACTTATTAGCAAAAATATTTAAACAAGTTTTACCACCTATGTATCCTTACAATGTTGCAGGTGGTCCTAGACAAATCAAGATGTTGGACTTTGATGACAACATAGACATCTTACCAGTATCAGATCCAAACATCTTCTCTATGTCACAAAGAGTGACTCTTGCACAAAATCAATTACAACTTGCACAATCTAATCCACAGATGCACAACTTGTATGAAGCTTATAGAAGAATGTATATTGCACTTGGAATAAAAGACGTAGAGCAAATATTACCCATACCTCAGGGCCCACAACCAAAAGATCCTGCTCAAGAACATAGCGTTGTTTTAATGGGTCAACCTTTACAAGCTTTTATGGAACAAAGTCACGATTTACATATTAAAACACATAGAACTTTTATGTCCTCAGCCTTAGTAAAAACAAATCCGATGGCAGTTGTAAATTTAGTTTCTCACATAAACCAACACGTATCAATGTTGGCACAACAAGTGGTGGATAAGGCTTTGATCGAAGAAGCAGAAAAATTGCGTAAACAATTTGGTGATCAAATACCACCACAAGAATTACAAGCATTACAAGCTAATAGACAAATGCTTATTGATGAACAAATTATGAAAATTACAGAGACAATGGTCGCTGAAGAGGCAGAAGCAATGCAAGAACAAAACGTTGACCCTCTAGTATTACTGAAACAACAAGAATTACAGCTTAGACAACAAGATTTAGAGCTAAAAGCACAGCAACAAGGAGAATCTCAAGGTCTAAGAGAGAACCAATTTGAATATAAACAAGATTTAGATGCTATGAAGTTGCAAAAAGACTACGATTTAGCAGATTTAAGAGCCCGAGTAGCTTTGGAAAGAGCAAATGCCACTAAACAAGAAGGGTAAAAAGATAAAAAAAGCCATGTCAAAGACTTATGGCAAGAAAGAAGGTGCAAAAGTGTTTTATGCAAGCATAAATAAAGGCAAAATTAAAGGAGTTAAGAAAAAATGATGAATTTATTAGTAGGTCCCCTTGCTAATCTTGTGGGTAATGCCGTCAAAGGTTTCGTAGAGACAAAAAAAGCAAAAGCAGACTTAGCATTAACTGAAATTAAGGCACAAAAGAGCTTGAAAGAAGCTCAAATTGCGGGAAAAATTTCGTGGGAGGCCAGTGCGGTCGATCAAATGAAAGGGAGCTGGAAAGACGAGCTAATTTTAATATGCCTGTTGGTTCCGGCGGTGGCAGTATTCATTCCTGGATGGACACCACACATTAAAGAAGGATTTGAGGCATTACACTCACTACCTGATTACTATAAACACCTTCTATACATAGCTTGTTCAGCAAGTTTTGGTATTAAGGGAGCAAAAGGAGCTATGGGATTAATATCCAAGAAAAAATAATGAGTTGTTGCACAAGAAAAAGAACATGGAAAGACTATATGTTTTTACCAACTGCAGTAATTTGCACTATTATAGGTTTTGGAATGTTGTTAAGTGTTGAAATGGCTATTGCAAAAGCATTAGGATTTTTATAATGCATCAAGATTGTGCAAAATGTGATTGTGAGTGTCACTGCGGAAATTCTTGTGTTTGGTGTGGATGCGTGGGGTGTGTAGATGAAGAAACCGAAGAGACTAACGAAGACAGTGCCCCCTAAAAAAGGACCTGTGCCACAAGGGTTGCAAATAAATTCCAATAAGATACAAATAGTTAAGACAAACAAAAAAGGAACTTAACTGTGAAACAAACTTATTTTAAAATACCTGGGTGGTTTAACTACTCAGAGACCTACGATCATATTGTCGATATTATACCAGATAACGGAAAAATAGTAGAGATAGGATCTTTTCTAGGTAGATCAACTCATTACTTAGCAACATCCCTTATGAATGCAAATAAAGAACAAGTTAAAATTTACTGCGTGGATACTTTCGGAGGTTCATCAGAGCATGTATCTTTAAAATTACCAAAAGATTTTTTATATATGTTTAAAGAAAATTTAAAATTTTTTATTGGAAGAGAAATGGTAATACCTTGTCAAGGCAGATCAGACAGCAAGGAAATTATTGATAGATTTGAAGATGGTAGCATAGATTATATAATGGTAGACGGTGCACATGAACACGAAGCTGTTATGGATGATATAGAAAATTGGTGGTCAAAATTAAAACCAGACGGAATTATGTTTGGTGATGATTATGATTTAGAAGCAGTAAGCAAAGCTGTACAAATAGCAACACCCAAAGTAGGAGCTAAAGCTTTTACTGTTAATAAAAGTAGAGAACAAACATGGTACTCAACAAAAGATGGCGATCAGTTACGATTTGAAAAATTATGTCCAGGACTTAATTGTCTGATATGAGCACTAGAGTAATTTATGAATTTCAAAAACAAATAAAGTTTTTCAAAGAACAACTTCACGATCATTTGACACAAGGGGTTGAAAGTTACGAAG